TAGAAGTAAACGAAGTTAATATTGGAAAGCTATGGGATTGTTTAATTATGAATAGTGGAGATACTTCTTTCGATGGTGATATAAATTTTGATGCTTCATTAGACAAATATAATAATTTTTAAAATACTTGCATAATTTTTTAAATCTGTTAAATTCAATATAGGATGAAAAAGGATGAAAATATTCTTTCGCAGGAAATGGTAGGCTATTGCGAAAATGCCATAGAAGAATCCAGAAAATTGTGTGATGATATATTAGACAATTATAATGGAAAATCCGAACAAAAAGAAATTTTAAAAGAAATATCAAGAATGATAGAAATTGATAATTTGATTAAACAAAAAATAAGTGATTTATCTTTATCTGATATTATTGAGGCTAATATTACATTGGACGAAGTAGACGTTTTATTAAAACAAAAATTTAATATTTTAGATACTATATTATATACAGATGAAAAAGAATTGGTTTGATATTTGCGCTTGGGGTATTATAATAGTATCATGTATATATTCCACTTTATATGGAACATATAGAATACTAGAAGTTTTAATAAAATGAAAAACATACAAGAAACTTTAGAAAACTGTTTATATGACGATGAAAAAGTTTTATTGGCAGATGGATTTGAAGATGCATTTGTTGGTATTGGCAGACAGTTTGGGAAACCCATGGCAGTTTATAATAAATCCAAATGTATCGAACTCTTAATAAAAGAAGGAATGGATGAAGAAGAAGCAGAAGAGTATTTTTCTTTTAATGTTGAGGGCGCGTATGTTGGAGAAAACACACCAATATTTTTAGAAACACTATGAAAATTAAATTACCAGAATCTATATATGAACTTGGTCTAATTACGTTTAAAGAACCTATGTATATTGACCTATATCATGTAGATCGTCATAATCATCTAGCTTATTTTGAATGGGACTTTGGAATGGATTGTAAGGTATTTTTGGATTCTTGGATTCTGGAAAGTAGAGCACCGAAAGGGATTAAAAATAAAGTTTTAATGCAGATTCAATATGATCTTGGTCATGCTTTCTTTCATTATGACGGAGATCCAAATTATACATATTATCATTGGGCATTAAAAGCATGGCTAAAAGATAGAGTTGATTTGGATGAAAATTTTGGACAAGACTTATACTACAAATAATTGTTGACATTTTATTATTTCCACATTACCATTTAATAAATGAAAAAGAAAACTAAACCATCTAAAAAAGTATCTATAGAGTTCGATGAAAAGCATCTTGGTACTCTTGCAACAGCATTAGAAGTCTATTCTCGCCTTCGTTCTGGTCAAATCAAAATGGCAATGGATACAGCATTTTGGGATAAAGAATTGACGTACCAAGATGGAGAAGTTCTTGAAAGCATGGTGAGAACTATTGTTTTCCATAAAGAAGAAGAACTAATGGAAAATCGCAATTGTTATTATGGCATTGGTTGCGAAAAAATGAAAGATGGAACAGTTGCATGGGAAATTAAAAAAACTATTGACCAGTATTTACATTACCAAAGAAATGATGGGTATAGGAAAATTTGCGATGTTTCGGGAAACGGAGCATTTCAAAGTTCTGATGTTCCTATGCCAAAAATCATAGAACCTTCTCGTATGTTGTCGGAATTTGCTTATTGGAAACCACAGAAAGAATTTAGAATTCCACAAAGTCACCAAGAACGAGTTGATAAAGCAATGAAGGATAAAGACTTTACTTTGGTTTGGGAAATAGTAGACAAGGCGTTTAAGAATACTTTGCCGAAAGGATCTAGTTCTAAAGTTCAAGAAGTTGCGGGAACATACTATGTAGTAATTACAGAACCATACAAATGAATTGATGATGAAATTTATTGATAGATATAATGTTTTAATTTTAAATAAACACTGGATACCGATTAACACAACTACGACCAGACATTCTTTTGCTTTGATGTATTCAGAAAATGCAAAAGGACTAATGATAGAAGAAGATAAAGTGGTTCCATTGGAATGGAATGAATGGGTTGGTTTAAAGGTCAATGAAAATGATAGAAAGGTGAAAACAGTGAAAGGATTTGTGAAAATACCTACTGTTATTGTTTTAAATCATTATGATAAAATCCCAAGACAAACTATAAAGTTCACTCAGAAAAATCTATGGGAAAGAGATAATTTTACTTGTCAATACACTGGTAAAAAGGTAACAAGAACAAATGGTAATATAGATCATATTATTCCTAGATCCCAAGGCGGAAAAACATCTTGGGAAAATTGTGTCATTGCTCATAAAGAAATCAACGCTATAAAAGCAGACAGAACACCAGAACAAGCAGGATTGAAATTACTTAAAAAACCATCTGCTCCTAGATTCATGCCAGTCTCTTTTTATATTAGGAATAAAGATAACATAGAAGATTGGGAACTATTTTTAAATTGATTATGAAAAATATTATTGAAGAAATTACAAAATTGACTGACGAATGGTATCATTTGATAGGCAAAGATCATCATAAAGACAAAGACTGCCATTGGTATATCGAAACTAAATGGAGTTATGGACATCCTCCAGTATATACGGTTCAACATTATGGTTATATTCTTGACAGAATCGAAGAAGAATGTGATTCTTATGAAGAAGCATTGACTGTTTTAAGAGACACTTTAAAAGAAAAAATAGAAGAAGAAAAACGATCTCAAAAAGAAAACGAAGAAAATGAATGGTAATATGAAAACATTAAACAAAAACAAACCGATTTTATTCTTAGGAGATCATCATGGAGAATGGTCATATCTTCTTGATATTTTAGATACTAAAAAAATAGGTGATTGTTATTTGATTAGCGTTGGGGATTCTGGAATTGGATTTACTGATAAGAAAACTCAAGAAAAAAATAATAAATGGCTCAATATAGAATTTAAAGATAGAAATATTATCTTTATGGCTATTAGAGGTAATCACGATGATCCTGTTCATTATCAAGGACTTAATAGAGTTTCTTTAAGTAATTTTGAATTAATTGAAGATTATACCATAATGGAATATAATGGTAAAAAAATTCAATTCATTGGTGGTGCTGTTTCTATTGATAGAACATCTAGAACAGAAGGACGCTCTTATTGGGAAGGAGAACCTGTTAAATTTGATAGGGAAAAATGCAAGGAAGTAGATATTCTCGTAACCCATACTGCTCCTTCTTGGTGCTTTCCTCAGCAATTTAATGAAATGGTTTATGGATGGGCTAATGAGGATGCTTATCTACTTGAAGATCTAACCGAAGAAAGAGCAATAATGGATGAAATTTTTAAACTATGCAAACCATACCTTCATCTTTATGGTCATTTCCATAGCTCTTGGACCGAAGAGATTAATGGATGCAAGCATAAATTGTTAGATATTAACGAAATTTGGGGGAATACATATGTTTAATATAAAAAGAATAAGTAGTATTATGACAGATGCATTATCGGCAACGGAATGTTTTTTTTATAATTCTTCTATATATAGAGAATTCTTAGAAGAAAGAGAAGAGATATTAAAACATAAATGGTTAGAGAGTGAGAAGAAAGGTCATGATATTGGTTATAGTGCCGCTCTCATTGATTGGATTATAAAATATAGAAATGCATGGAGAAAACATAGAAAGGTTTATAATGAAGACTAAAACCAAACATATTTTAGCTTTTATTTCATTTGCTGTTGTTACATTTCTATATTTTTGGTTGATGTTTCCTAAAAAGTAGTGTAGTATTATTAGATGAAAGTTAGTCTTCCTATAGAAGAGGGTTATTTTAATATTACTCCAGATGAATTTTGTGGTTTGTATTGTTGGTTGATAACGCCTGAAATTGATGCAAAATGGAATAAAAACAATCTTTTTTATAGATCTTTAATTGTTGATAGAGAAGGAAACGTATTGAGTTCTGGTTGGCCCAAGTTCTTCAATTACAATGAGAAGAAAGAATGTTATCCAGAACCAGAAAATTTTAATGATTGGAAAATTGAGGATAAAATAGATGGATCTTTGCTTATAGCGGATTATGTTAATGATCAGTTTTCAATGAGAACCAGAGGTACGGTTTCTTATTCTTCGCAAAAAAATGCAGAAGATTTTGGATTATTACCAAAGAAATACCCAAAGGTAATTGAGTTCTTAAAAGAAAATACACATATCAGTCTTTTGTTTGAAATCGTAACCCCTAATAATGTTATTGTTGTTAGATCAAAACAAATAGACTTTTATCTTATCGGTGCTATAAACAAAAATGAAATGTGTGTTGTCTCTTCATCCGATTTAACAGATATATGGAGAAAAATTGGTGGAATGTCAACGCCACAATCATATAACTTTCTAGATACCAATGATCTTTCTAAAATTTCTGAATGTATAAAGCATTGGAAAGGTAAAGAGGGAATTGTTGTTTCTTATAACAACGGACAAAATAGAATCAAGCTTAAATCTGATTGGTATTGTTTTATACATCGTGTTAAATCTC